GTAATACCTCTAGATTTGAGGTAAGCTAAAGCATGTCTTCCTATGATATCGTGTTGTGTGATATCAAGTAGTGATTTAAATTCTTTTGGTAACTCTACTTTTTCTTCTTGTTTGGGGACATTTATAGCAAAATATGTTTTAACTATGGATTTGAGTTCTACAAGTTTTTCTCCGGGTACACCTATAAGCTTAAACATTTGGTGTATTTTTTTACCTTTTTTATTGCAAACCCAACAATGCCAACTTTCATAATTTTTAGATTCTCCATCAAAATTTATTTCAAGTTTTGGTTTAGTGTGTTTACAAAAAGGGCAAGTATAGGCAGCGTTACCTCTAGCAGTAAGTTTTCCAGTACCAAGTACAGAGTTTACTAGTGCAATTAGAGTTTGATTTACCATAGCGGGGAATATATAAAATTCCTACTTGAAATCAAAGTCTTTCTTGTAAAATTTGCCTAAAACATTATCGTTGTACCATCCTTCAGGATTTTCTAATACCCCATGTTTAAACAAATACTTGCACTCGTAATATGTTAATAGTTTTTTACTATAAACTAACTCTAGTATTTCACGTTTAAATTCTTGCTGTTTACCTTCTTTCAACATTTCTAAAATAGGTTTAGCAGAGCCGTAATATGTTTTCCAATCACTTTCCTTTTGGATTGTTTGATGGGTTGGTTTGCGGCCGGCACCTTGATGTTCGGCTAATTCCTTGCGTGTTAACTTGCGTTTTACGTTGTGATACAGTACTTTCTTACCAATGTACGATATTCCGCTCGGTATATGAGTAGTTATGTATATAAACCCGTATACATTGGGAGGAAAATCGTCTAATGTTTCTATAACTTTATTATTGTATAACCACATTTATCTATCTATGTTTATTAATATTGTTATATCTGTTGTTATTGAGGTAGGAAGCGGTTGAGCAAGTTTACCTACAGCTAATAGATTTTGATCTTCATCATATAAACCTACTGTTGATATATATGGTGCAAAATATGAACCAGTTACATTATCAGTAGGAATGCCTCCGTTTGGCTGATAGAAATAACTTCCACTATATGAAAGTATAGAACCACTTACCTCAGCAGATGGATTTAAAGTAGCATTAAACTCATTTGATCTAATAGTACATTTATATTGTGTTTCGTATATTGTAAGTGAAGAGGAAAATGAACAAGTAACAGCAGATGAGGTTACAAAATTTAAAATATCCGATCCACTCGTTATAACTGCTATTCCGTGGTAATAAAAAATATTACCGCATATCGATCCTCCTCTTATTAAATTGCCTTCTCCGTCGTCTGTAATAGAAATACTACTTGATTTCCATAAAAAAGTATTAGGTTGTATGTAATTACCAAATAAACGAGAAGGTATAGATATTACTCCGATAGTAGAATTGGATGCTGTAGGAAAATATTTAGCAAATGTTAAATCTGTTTGTTTATAATTAAAATATCTACCTGTTGAAGATGGTGATCCTACTAAAACATTTCCTGCTTCATTATTTCCGGGTACTATAAACCCAACATTGGCTGGATCTCCATAACTTGAACTTAAATAATTTGAATAATATAATTCTTTAATTGAATTATATATTAAGCGCTGATATTGGGTTGATCCTGATACTTGTCCTGTTTTAGGGTCAGTAGTTGGATCAAATAAAGAACTTGTATTAAGCCCTAAAAATCTATCTATAGAAACGTTTGATGCAGTTAATTCAGATGCTCCTTGAAAAGTAAACGATTTATTTACTTCAAATGGAGTAATGATTACATCGGAGGTTAAAAGTTGTTTGTAAGCGCTCATTCATTTTAGAAATCTAGCTTAACGCGAACTAAGGCTTCTGATGTAAAATCTTTAGGTAATGGTCTAGATAATTTAGCTACTGCTAATAATTCGTTTGTATCGTTATATAAACCTATTGTTGTAATATATGTTTGTGGATTATTTATAAAACTACTATATAATACTTCACCTGTAGACCCTGAAATAAATGATGAATTTTCAGAGTAATTAAATTCTGAGCTTCTTGCTCTTATAAAAATATAATTTGAGGTTATTGTCTCAGAAGAATTAAGAGAGCAGGTTTGAATAAGATTAAAGAATTTTGCATTAGGACTAGGAGTTGTAGTTGTTGTTGGTGCCTCAACACTAATTTTACCTCCAGGCAATGAACTACTATTATTTATTAATATTGTTCCTATATCTGGAAGTAACCACCCATAAACATTTGTACCAACAGGATTACCTGCTGAGCCTGATACTATGTTAAATATTCTATTAGTTCCTATATATTGGGGAACTACAACATTTGGGCTATCATCTGTTAATGATACTGGTGGGTTGTTCGAATCTTTAAGTACAAGAGTTAAAGATCCTGGTAATAAAGTTTCTTTGTATCTTGCTCTTTCAAAAGATAAAGCAAAAAATTGTGAAGAAGCAGATATTCCAAATATGAATTCTGCCTTTTCGTCTCCTAATATTAAATCTAGATATTGCCCATAAATTGTTGAAGAAGGAGAATTTTGAGGAACAGCAAGATTATAAGCTAAACTACCACTACCATTAGCATCAGCATATGCTATATCAAATTGAGGAATAGCTTCCTCAAACCCGGATCCTGTTTGATAAATAGTTAGATAAAATTGGCCCGAAGTTCCTAAAGCTTGTACTGATTGGGTAGTTACATTTGTAGTATTGAATATTAGAGAAGGAGTGTTGTTTGACCATATAGGAGCGGATATTGCATCTGCGCTTACTATAAAATCTGAGGAGTCTAATCTATTAAATGACATGTTTTATATTTTAAGATACTTTTGTTACAATAAAAGGTACAGTTATACGAGCACCACTATCTCTTCCTTCTATAGTTAAAGTAGCGGTTAACTGTGTGTTCGAACCGAATAATGTATTAACTGTAGTTGCTCTTAAGTTAATTGTAGTTCCGACAACAGTTTTAGATACTGAGGTTCCTAAAGTTGTAATTTGGTTAAGAGCTTGAGCTTGTGAAGTATTGATACCAACACCCTCAAATATACTAAATAATCTAACATCTGAGATAGTAGCTGTATAGCCGCTAGTTTCAAATGTGTTACCACCTAAATAGTTTAGTGTTTCTGGGGTAATAGCAAGTGATGCTCCTTGTCTTAGATTATATTGAGGGCTTATATTTCCTATAATAGGCATTTTGGCTGTTCCTCTAGGTAAAGTAATTAATTTATATTTCATTACTTGAGTTTCGTTAGGTATAGCTTCAAGTAAAGGCATGTTTTCAATTGCTTGACCATAAAAAGCAGAACCAGATGGATGGGTTGGATTATATAATGCATAATCTATTTCATCATCTGCCAAAGCAAATTGTGTTATTAGAAAATTTCCTTGTGAGAGAAGCTGACGGCCTTTTGTTGTTAAAATAGCATCTACTGTTACTATTGAATTATCTAAATATCCCATTTGTTTAAATTATTTTTATTATAAATATATGTAAATTGTGTTCTCTCATTAAGATTGTGTTGTTATTAACTCACTAAGAATCTCTTTAGATATTTCCTCTACTGTCTTAGTTACATATTCTGGTTTTATAATACCTGTACTTGTACTTCCTGCAGGTTTGTTTATTTCTAATATGATATTGCTAGGATCTTCAAAATATCTTCTTAATAAGAAATAATTTGTATTAATAGATGATGTTGATATATTTTTATCTAATATTAGAGTATAGGTAGGATGTGTGCCTATTAATCCTTTATGGGCTTTTAATGATTGAGTGATTCCGGTTATTATATATGTTTGCTTCTCAGTACCATTAAACCTAATTTCATCTCCTTCTTGAGGTTCAAAATCAGTATTAATAGGATCAAAACCACTTTTTTCTATATCAATTTGTTTTTGACCCCAAACATCATTTAATCCTGTACTTAAATCTTCTCCTCCTTGAAAATAACCAGTGATAACACTTAGCTTTCCTGAGCTTATATTAAGTCCTGTATATTTAACATAATATTGATTAGTATCTACTCCTGTGCTTTTGGAATTTAAATTTAAATTTGCTCCAGTATTAGAAGCAGAAATATCACTTAAAAATTCAGAAAATATATTATTAAAAGCAGATGAACTAGCATTTATATTTGCTGCTATATTTGCTGCTGAACCTGTGGGGGATGATCCTGTTGAAACATATATTAAATTAGCAGAATTTGGTAGTTTATTACTTCCTGTGAGCATTATATTAACTCCATTAACATTAATCGAAGCACTACCTACAGAAGAAGCAGTATCATGAATAGGAGTTATAGATAACGTAAAAGAAGAAGTTGATGGGGGTCCTCCTTTAGCAGCATATAATAAATTAGAGGTAACGTTATCTGTAAACCAAAATCTAGTTACTTGGCCTGTACTTGGAGAGGGAAATTGAGTTACTTTAAAATAACTACCATCTGCTACATAAGCATCACCATTGTGAAATGACCCGTCTACTGAATATAAGCGGCTAACTACTGCTACTCTATATAAAGAAGAAGTAGTAGCTACATAGTCTATATGTCTAAGATATAATTCTTTAATAAATGGAAGAGGGTCCCCGTA